TTTCTTTGTCGCTTGTGACAGTGAACAAGTGCGTTCAAATCATAAGAAAAGGATAAGCTATGGCTTACGATATTCGATTAAGCACAAACTATCTGGATCATCACAAAATACTAAAACTCAGGCAAGCCTGCGGTTCTGATGCCATACTTGCACATCAGAGGCTTTTGTTATATGCCCGTGAAAATCGATCGGACGGTATTTTTGACGGTATGGATAAAGANGATCTTGCCNTGATCATAAGGAACGAAATAACGAACGTTAACGAACGTTATAACGCCCTTGAAACGATGTTAAAACTTCGTCTTTTGGACGTTAATTCTGAAGGTGATTTTTGCATTCATGATTGGGAAAATCATAATAAATATTCTGTGGATTCTGCTCAAAAATCAGATATTAATCGTTTTTGCCGCCTGAAAGCCATTGCGCCTAATATATATAAAAAGCTTAAAGATGAAGGCGTTACGGAGTTGAGCAAAAACCAGTATGAGGAAATAAAACGAACGTTAACGAACGTTAACGAATCCTCGAACGAATCGTTAACCCCCAACCCAACCCAACCCAACCCAACCCAACCCAAGAATAATATTATTGCTCAGAACGAAACTGACGTTTCTGATTCTGAGCAGGAGAAAGAGAACGTAAAACCATCCCGCAAGCCTTCTATTAATTTTGATTTTTCAACAGGACAATGGGAGAACATCACAGACGCAGATAGGGAGCGGTGGAAAGAAGCTTATCCAGCATGTGATATTAAAAGGCAATTAACCGCAGCCGCAGACTGGTTGATTGCAAATCCGAATAAGCTGAAAAAAAACTACAATCGATTTCTTGCAAATTGGCTATCTAACAGCCAGCAGAAAGGGGGGGACATTGGTTCAAAAAGATCTTCAGATTCAGGCTATGATAGAAATCTGCTTAAAAATTACGGAGGATGCAAATGAAGGATGATACTTTTTATCAACAAATCGAACGCCTTGAATCAAATTTTGACGCAAGGCGTAATGAGAAACGTTTAGTAGTCTGGTGGGAAGAAGTCAAGAATTGTGCAGACAGACGTTTTGAGCGTGCTGTGACTAACCTGATACGCAATGAACAACGCTTTCCTTCGCTTGCCGTTATTTTAAGCTATATTAATGCGATAGATGGGGAAGAATATTCCGGTGACGGTTGCAAATATTGCGGTGGGAGAGGATGGATTAGCGTTGCGATGGTTCATCCATATAACCCGGAGAAAGGCTACTATTCTCCATCCGTGCCCTGTAAATGCAGAATCAGCAATATGCCTACTGAGCAGATTATTAATAAGAAATGGGGTACTGCGACAGTGGATGGAAAAGAATATCCAATCTTTTTCCCGCCGGAAAAAACTGGATCTAAACATGAAAATAAACTTGATACTGTAAAAAGGGTGTAGCTATGACTAAAAAAACCGTAAACCAGTTCCCAAATTGTCTGACATGCAAAGAGGACGCTATCATCAACCGCAATATTTTTGACTGCGGGAAACTACACTGCCCTACACAAAAACACGTTTGCGGAATGATGCTCAGTGAAGATGAAGTGAAAGCATATAAACAAAGCAGGGGGATATATGATTAAGACATACCGCTCAGGCTTTAAATTTCGCCCTCCGGTAAGATATAACCTGTTAAGTAATGGTAGGGTAGCCGAGATAGGTAGTTCTTCGCTCTCAGGGGAAAATAATGGCTGATTGCAGAACTGAGCATCAAGAACAAGTCGCTTTATTCACATGGGCAAGGTTTATGTCACGCAGACACCCTGAATTAAAACTTCTGTATGCCATACCTAACGGGGCTTTTATGGGTGGAGATACGCCGCAATCTAAGCTGAGGGGGATTCAACGCTATCGCAAACTTGAAGCGGAAGGGCTCAAAAAAGGCGTTCCTGATATATGTTTCCCATGCGCCAGACAAGGCTTTCACGGGCTCTATATTGAGCTTAAACGTATCAAAGGCGGCATTGTATCGCATGAACAGAAAGAATGGCTTTTAGCGTTGAACAGCGAGGGATATAAGGCTATTGTCTGCAAAGGATTTGACGAAGCCAGAGAGGTTATAGAAGATTACCTTTGTTTTTGAAAAGTAATTTGAATTTGGAATTGAAATTAAATCAGATAGAAGTAATATTTTTGCTTTTATTTATTAATAGTTTATGCGTTTAAAATATATGAGATATTGACATTAAGCTATTCACTCTTTAAGTTATTGTAAATACTATGAAAAAATCTAAGCAAAAAAAAGAATATCATAGAGCTATGATAGAGTTACATAATATATTACATGAGCATAAACAACAGATAAATTATATATTGCAAGTTACTGTTAGTAAAACAAAAAGGTGCTTGGCAAATGAAGACGAAAAAGAAGAAGCTTACTCCGCAACAAGAAAGAGCATGCCAGAAATTTCTTGAATGCAGTAATAAAACTGAAGCTTACAAATCTGCGTATGATACTAGTAGAATGAAAGATACTACCGCAAACCGTCTTGCGCATAGATTGTTTGATCAGGACAATGTTCAGGCAAGAGTAGAAGAACTTCTTGAAAAACGCATGAAAAAACTTGATATTAAGGCTGATTATGTCTTAAAAAGATTGATTGAAATAGATACTCTTGACGTTGCGGAAATATTGAATGATGACGGTAGTTTAAAGCCGATCTCTAAATGGACTGAAGTTTGGCGTAAGTCTGTGAGCGCAGTTGATTTGCAGACGATTAAATCCGGCGACATCGAAACTATTGTCAGAAAAGTAAAAATACCTGATAAGCTGCGCAATCTTGAATTGATCGGTAAACATATTGATGTAAAAGCGTGGCAAGAAGACGAAAAGAAAGATGAAGAGGAAAGTCCGCAAGTATTAAAGATCGAATACAGTGTCCGGGAATCCGAAAATCCTGTTTCAGTGACAATTGGAAAAAAGAAACATGGCTCTTGAACTAAGCCAAGCTCAATATAAATTCTTAACATTACCAACAAAATACAGAGCTTATGTTTCTGGCTACGGCGGCGGGAAAACGTTTATCAACTGCGCTGATCAGCTCGGCTTCTTTGCTCAGCATCCGAAAACTATTCAAGGTTTTTTTGGAATTTCCTACCCATCGATCAGAGATATCTACTACCCGACGATGGAAGAATGCGCCGGGCTCCACGGCTTCAAAGTAAAACGCAATGAAGGAAATAAAGAGCTACATTTCTACCGCGGAAATATCTATTACGGAACAACAATTTGCAGATCAATGGACAAGCCGGAAAACATCATCGGCTTCAAGATCGCTCGTGCGGCTGTTGATGAAATAGATGTGCTTCCGCGCAATAAAGCGCATGAAGCGTTTAACAAAATTATCGCTCGTCTTCGTCTTGTGATCGACGGCGTTCAGAACGTTGTAAATGTTACAACAACGCCAGAGGGTTTCAAATTCGTCTATGAAAAGTTCAAAGAAAATCCAACGACGTCATTCGGGATGGTTCAAGCTTCAACGTATGAAAATGAGCAGTATCTTCCACAAGATTATATTAGCTCGCTAATAGAAGATTATCCGTCAAATGTGATCAAGGCTTATTTATACGGACAGTTTGTAAATTTGACTTCAGGCACTGTTTACTATGCTTTTGATCGTCAGAAGCATAGTTGTGATATTGTGCCCGATGCGAATGAATGTCTTTTGATCGGGATGGATTTTAACGTGACTAAGCAGAGCGCTATAGTTTTCGTTAAACGTAACAATAAGTTATATGCTGTAAAGGAATTAATAAACATGTATGATACGCCCGCTGCTATCAAGACAATCAAACAGCTATACCCGCAAAGTAAAGTAATAGTATACCCAGATGCTTCTGGTGCATCTCGCAAATCTGTGGATGCTAGTGTCTCTGACATCGTATTGCTTCGTCAAGCGGGCTTTGAAGTTAAAGCGCACAACAGTAATCCGCTTATTAAAGACCGTGTGCTCGCCATAAATAGCGCATTTGAACACGGCAATTTACTTATAAATATAGATAAATGCCCGCAGCTCACAAAGGCTCTGGAGCAACAAGCATATGATAATAATGGAATGCCTGAAAAAGATGATAAATTTGAACACATCAACGATGCGTTTGGATATTGCGTAAATTACGAAATGCCTATATCCTTTAAAAGAACGTTTAGTAAAACTGAAATTATGCCGACAGCTCACAGATGGAGATGATATGTTTTACAAGAAAAAAGAAGTAGAAGTAGAAAAAGATTTATCACTTCACGACTTAGCTCTCAGGCGTTTCGATCTCTGTTTCTCAGCATCACAAGAAGAAAGAAAGCAGTCTCAAGAAGACCGCAGATTTTACAGTATCTGCGGAGCGCAATGGGAAGGAACTTTCGCTGAACAGTTTGCTGAGAAACCCCAGCTTGAAATAAATAAAACACATCTCGCAGTTCTTCGTATTATTAACGAGTATCGCAACAATCGTATCACAGCAGATTTCATAAGCAAAACAGGGAATGATGAGGATCTTGCTAGTACTTGCGATGGGCTTTACCGCGCTGACGAGTGGGATTCTTCCGCTGAAGAAGCTTACGATAATGCTTTTGAAGAGGGCGTTTCTGGCGGATTTGGCGCATGGAGAGTGGTCGCTTGTGAAGATGAAGATAATGAAGATGATGAAAACGAGTATCAGCGCATTATGTTTGAACCAATCTTTGATGCGGATAACTCTGTTTATTTTGACTTGAACGCTAAGAAATATGATAAATCTGATGCCAAATATTGCTTTGTGATCACGCCAATATCAAGAGAATCGTTTGAAGACAACTACGGAGAGATCCCAGCTTCTTTTCCAAAAGATACTGAGTTTTCACAATTTGATTGGACAACACCCGATTACGTTTATGTCGCAGAATATTATATTTGTGAATACAACGAAGAAAAAGTGTTTGTTTATAAAGATTTGCAGGGTGAAGAGACAGTTTACAACGAAGATGAGCTTGACGAAGAGACATTAATAATGCTTCAGGCGACAGGCTCAAAACTGATTAAAGAGAAAAAGAATAAAATTAAGCGTGTCCACAAATATCTGCTTTGCGGTGATCGTGTACTTGAAGACTGCGGGTTTATTGCGGGTAAACATATTCCGATTGTACCTTTTTATGGTAAACGATGGTATATCAACGGTTTAGAAAGGTTCTCTGGTATTGTAAGATATGTTAAAGATGTTCAGCGTCTTTATAATATGCAAGTTTCAAGACTCGCCGAAATATCTGCACTCTCCCCCGTTGAAACTCCAATTTTTTTTGACGAACAAATTCGCGGGCATGAAACAAAATGGTCAGAAGCGAATCTTAAGAATTATCCGTATTTGACAATAAACCCGATCACTGACGCCATGGGTAATATTGTTCCTTCCGCGCAAATCGGTTCAAAAAAAGCTCCCGAAATTCCGCAAGCAACAGCAGCTCTTATATCTTTGACAAATCAGGATATTAATGATGTCATGGGAAATCAGCAGGCAGGAGAACAGGTTATGCCTAATATTTCAGGTAAAGCTATTGAGCTGATTCAGAACCGACTTGATATGCAATCGTATATATACGTGTCAAATATGGCGAAATCGGTTCGGAGGTGTGGACAAATATGGCTTTCGATGGCTCGTGAAGTATATATCGATGAAGCAAGACCTATGCGAACAATTGGAGAGCAGGAAAACTTTGATATTGTTAAACTTATGCAGCCTACAGTTGATGAAAAAACTGGCGAGATAAAATATAAAAACGACATAAAGAAGGCATCTTTCGATATTATTGTTAATGTCGGACCTTCTTCATCTTCAAAGCGCAATACAACTGTAAGAAACCTTGGGGCAATGCTTCAATACGTGAGTGATCCTGAAACGGCTCAAGTTCTACAATCGCTCATGTTGATGAACATGGACGGAGAGGGTATAGAAGATGCTCGTAGATATTTCCGTAAACGTCTTGTAAATATGGGAGTAATTGAACCCACAAAAACAGAGCAAGAAGAAATGGCGGCTCAGATGCAGAATACACCACCAGATCCTAATGCTGTTTATCTTGAAAAAGCCGCTGCAAACGAAGAAGCGAAAGCGGTTAAAGCTCTCGCTGATGCTGAACTTACGCAAGCAAAGACCGAAGAAACAAAAGCTAAAACGCTTGAAACACTTGATAAAATAGGAAATACCGCTCGTTAGAGTGAGAAAATAGAGGTTAAGTATGCTTGAAAATGAAAAACCTGTTGAAGAAACAGAGGAATCGGAAAACGAAGGAACGGCAGAACTTTTGGAAGATGAGAACGGCGAGAATGAACCCGCAGATTCTGCAGAAGATCTCGAAGGCGAAGAAGACGAACTCGCTATCATGCTCGATGGTCAACAGATCGCCGATGATGAAAATGAAGAGGCGATAGAAGGGAAACCCGCTCCCGCATGGGTAAAAGAATTGCGGCGTGTAAACAGAGAACAAGCAAAAGAGATTAAAGAGTTAAGGAAAATGCAGTCTCAGTCAAAAGTACCAGCGGATCAGGATGATGATAAACTGCCGTCCAGACCCATACTCGAGGATTTTGATTATGACTCCGATGCGTATGAGAAAGCGGTTTTTGACTACGCAGAAAAGAAGAAAGCCTTTGATCTCAAAAAACAAAAACAGGAAGAACAGCAAAATGCCGAAAATGAGCGTTGGCAGAAAGTTGTTAACAGTTATGAAGAGAGAAAGAAGAGCCTGAAATTAAAAGGCATCGAAGAAGCAGAACAGATCGTTCAAGAAAATCTCGATGAAATTAAACAGGCAATCATTCTTGAAGCTGTTGACGATCCCGCTCTTGTTATTTATATACTCGGCAAAAACAAAAAAGAGCTTGATGCGTTGAAGCAGGAGTCTAACCCTGTGAAATTTGCAGTAAAAGTAGCAAAACTTGAGGCTCGTATGAAAGTTGAAAAGAAAAGCGGCAGTAAGCCCGCTCCGGAAAAAAGGCTTAACGCAGAAAGAGTAAGTACCTCGGCAGTTGACAGCGCACTTGAAAAATTGCGTGATGAAGCGGCAAAAACTGGGGACTACTCAAAAGTAATGCGCTATAAAGCGCAAATGAAAAATAAAGAATAGGAGATAATAAAATGGCTACTAATGCCTTTTCAAAAGAAGAAAGAGTTGCTTTTGAGCAGATACTTGAAGGGTTTAACGATGCGCTTGTTTTGAGCCGTGCTGTAAGTAAATATGGCACAGATCAGACGATGATGGAAAGGGCTAATGATACGATATGGCGTCCGATGCCGTATATTCTTACATCTTATGACGGCCTGAATCAGGCATCTAATTTTCAGGATGCAACACAGTTAAGCGTTCCCGCTACGATCGGTTATAAAAAATCGGTACCGTGGGAAATGACCGCAACAGAACTGCGTGACGCACTTCAGGAGCAGAGGCTCGGAGATTCGGCAAAACAGAGACTTGCATCTGACGTCAATGTTGCTGTGATGAATATCGCCGCACAGCAGGGAACTGTTGTTGTTACAAAATCGACAGCAGCTTCCGGTTATTCTGACATTGCCGCTTGTGACGAAGCCTTTAACCGTCTCGGCATAAATATGAACGACAGAAGTATCGCTCTTTCATCTGCAGACTACAACAAACTTGCGGCTGATCTCGCAGGTAGACAGACAATGCTTCCGCCCAATGCTAAAGCATATGAAAGATCTTATGTCGGCATGGTAGCGGGCTTCGATACATACAAACTCGACTATGCTAACAGGATCACTGCTCAAACAGGCACATTTGTTATAAACGGAGATGATCAGTACCATACGCCCGTTGCAACAAGCACGGCGACTACTGGAGAGACATCTAACGTTGACAACAGATACATGGATCTCGACATAACGGCTTCAGGTGTAGCTACGCTTAAAATTGGCGATTGCTTCACTATCACCGGAGTTAACGAAGTTCATCATATAACAAAAGGCGATACAGGAGAGCTTAAGACTTTCCGTGTAATAAGCATTGTTTCCGGGGGCGGCGGCACTGGCACTGTCAGAATAAGCCCTGCGATAATTTCAGGCGAAGGCGCAACAGATGCAGAATTGCAGTACAAAAACGTTACTGCAACTCCAGCGGATGGAGCGGCAATCAACATCCTCAACACTACTGCCGCACCGATCAATCCGTTCTGGCACAAGGACGCAATAGAAATCCTGCCCGGCAGATATGCAGTGCCTACTGATTCGGGGCTTGCGGTGATGCGGGGCACAACCGATCAGGGACTTGAAC